CTTGTAGCACTTGGCGGATTTGCTTCATGAGTATGATTTGCACTATTATTGGATGTTGTATTTCCAGCACTTGCACCACCTGTGGTATTTCCAGCACTTGCACCACCTGTGGTATTTCCATCACTTGCACCACCCGTAGTGTTTCCTGTACTTGCACCAGATGTTGTTGGAGTAGAATCTCCACTATTTGAGGAAGAATGTTGATGCGTCATTGCACCGCCAGTTTCACCACGGGTATCAAATTCAGCTTGAGCTGCATCAATTCCAACTACAACCTTTCCTTTTAAGTTTGGAACATTAAAGTTTGCACCAGATCCACCAAATGTATATCCAATAACACCATAAAGATTTGCATAAGTTGTTGTGGAATAGGAAGTACCATCACAAAGCAACCATCCTGTTGGAGCAGAAGATCCAGCATGTATTGAAATCATTCCAGTTGGTGTGTTTGTGTTAATTTGAGTTTGAATAGGTGAAGTTACACCATCTACATAATTAAGTTCAGTTGAAGTAGCAACAAGATCAACATTTTCATTAATTTTTGGAGAAGTTAAAGTTTTATTTGTTAAAGTTTGAATAGTACCAGTTCCAACAACTGAATTTCCTGCACCGACACCATGGACGTTTAAAGTTGCAGGAGCGTGACCCGTTATTGCTTCATCAGTTGATGTAATTCTAGTATCAAAATCTAGTAAATGTCCATAAAGACTTACGTCTCCTGTTGTAGTTCCAACTGTGGAATCGCCAAAATAAAATAATTCAAATGCATTTTGAATATCTGCATTGTCTGATAATTCTGGAACATATGTATTAAATAGAACACTATTAACTAGAGTACCAAAACCTTTAGTTTTTCCAATATACTCTGCCATTTTATGCACCTACTCCAGCAGTTATATAAAGATTAACAGGAACTGCAGATGAAGAAATTAAAGATATAGATCCTGAAGAAAATTGTGCACCTTTTAATTCTGCAATAAAAGTTTTAACGCTAGATACTGTTTGAATATCTTTATTTGAAATAGATATAAAAGCTGGATTACTCAATTCTGATATTGCTTGAACAAGAATTGTATCTGGATTAAGATTTTCTGGAGCATTAGAATAAAAATCTGCCAAAGGTATTGAAATAGATCCAGTTCCAGATATGAAATCAACTGGTTCTTGAATGCTGTGGGATAGTGGTTGAAACTTTAAAACTTCTTGCCAAGTAGCCCCTCCAGGAACTGCATTATAAATATAAACAACTCCATACTTTCCACCGTCAAGTTTTTGATTTATATACAAATCTTTTACTTTTACATTTGTTAAGATAGAGGCGTTTTCAGGTGCAGTTGGAGGTCCTAATCCAAAAAAGAATTGAGAACCTCTTTCTCCTTGTGGACCAATGTCAACACTTACAGATACTGAAGCAGGTGGTCCAACTACAACTAATTCATCATTAGATATAATAGTATCTATTGCCATACTAAGTTACCGCCACATCTTGTGTAACACTTATCGTTCCAGTTAAAAGTGTAAATACTTTTCCAAAGGAAGAAGAGGATGCACTTGTGTTTTGAATTTGAAGATCATAAAAATATGCTGGGGCTGTTAATTTTCTACCACCAGCTGGTTTGATTGTGCAGGAAACATGATCTCCATCTTGAACAGTCGCTGAAGCGTCTGTTGAAGCAGTAACAGAATTTATAGCAGCTGCAGATGCGGATACGCCTCTGGCTGTAGAAACTAAGAAAAGTGCGGTGTAATTAGAAAGATCATCAAATACTCCACCAGTAGAATTTTTTGGGTATACAAAAAACTCAAAAGTGTCACCAGCATAGTAGTTAAAGTTATATGTTCCTGGAAATGCCATAGTTAATCACCTTAAATTATTATACCATGTTTGATTTATAGTTCAAGTTCTAGCTGGTCTTTTATTGGAATACTAAATCTTGGATTTGGATCTTCCCATCCAAAACCGCTTGCTCTTTCATATCTTCTTAAAGACAAAATACAGTCTATTACTCCAAGACGGTATTCATCAGACATTCTATCTGGATCATCAATTCTATTAGCATATCTTACATCTAATAAATCATATAGAGGTCTGTAGACATTTCTAAAATTAAATAAAGAGTTTATAAACATGTTTGATACTGGCTCAGCAACACTAGCCTTTTTTAGTTCTTGAACAGCTATTTCTGCCATATACATCATTTCTGCTTCAACCATATTATTTACACAATAAGTTAAAACTGAGTAAATAATCAATGCTCTAACTTGATCTTCTGTTAAACCATTTATATCTTTACCAGCAATTAATTCTTCTGCTTTTTCATATGTCAAATCTTTCCAAATCCACTCTTTTTCATGAGACAAAACTTCATCTAAATACTTTTCAATATTTGTTTGATGAAACTTTTCATGTTCATGTATTTTATTTTCAGGATCCATTACATGAGTATGTCTATAACTAAATTTTCCAACATGCTCATGATTTTCTGCATCTTCATGAGTATGATCATGTTCTGGCATGACCGTCATATATTATTCCCAATCCTTCAACACTCTAAAATTATCTTTATATCTATTCTTCATATGCCTTTCAGCTTTTCTCCAAATCTTATTAAACTCTGCATTATATTTATTTACTTTTGATCCCCAGGATTCTCTTTTAAAAGGAATAATTTGAATCATTGGAGTTCCTGCTGGAATAAGTCCTTCAAAATCTTTTCTTAAAAAGAATGGAAAGTTTACTGGCGTAGGATGATTATCCGTATCTACAATTGCTGGTAGACATTGGAATGGCAAATCATCTCTTAAAATTGGTGACATAAAAATTGAAGAATATCCCTTTGGAGTTTGAGTTATCCAAGGGTTTATAAACTTATATCCTATTGGATGAAATTCTTTAGGAATGTTAAAACTGTCATACTGCATTTGTCCATGACTTTCAATGCAAGTATAATCATTTATAGCCCATGAAAAGTTTGGAAGCCCATCTTCTTTTATAGAAATATGAATATCTGCAGGAGTTTTAATAATATACCCAGCAGAAATTAAATCAAAAACTGGCATACAGGCTTTTATTGTTGTATTATATGTTCCAGTTTCTGGACTTAGTATTTTTTCTCCGCCAGTATATCTATTTTGCTTTTTATACCATTCAGGAATGCTATCCTTAGCTGGGATTGGATTATCAAAAATGCCATCATAAGATTCTCTTGATGGATAAAAATTAATAATACTATTTTTCATTATTTTCTTTCTATTAGGCTTTTATAAAGTATAACACATTTGCATAAGGAACTGAAATTGGATTAGAAGCTGTTCCATCTACTGTACTTCCTGAACTATTTCCAGCAGAAGTTGCAGATGAAGAGTGCGTATGACCTGCATCACCAGCATTTCCTGAGTTTCCATTAATACCCCCTGCATGTGTATGATCTGCTCCACCAACAGCAGCAAAATTATTTCCATTAACACCGAAACTATGAGTATGATTTCCTAAGAGTCCTCCACCCGCAGTTCCTGCTGGTCCATTTTTCTGGCTTGCACCCATTGTTCCAGCAGCCAATGTTCTATTGTGTGCATGATTCGCATCAGAAATATTTCCAATAGCATTAAAATTATAGTTATGCGAGTGTGTTACATTTGCTGCATTCATAGAAAAGTCATTATTTGACATTGATACAGGATGTGAATGATTATACGATGTTAATTTTGTTCCAACAGTATTTGTATTATAAAAAGTACTAGATGTTCCAACAATTGTCATTTTATTATCTTTAAGATTTGGAACATTAAAGGATGTTACTCCACTTCCGCCATAAAGTACTCCAATTACAGAAAATAAAGATGCGTACTCAGGACTTGCAGAGGCATTTAAAGATCTACCATCACAAGGTATCAATCCAATTGTGACATATGATGTATCACTATATTCTGAAAATGGACCTGCAATAGTAACTATTCCACCTGTTGGAATATAAGAGTAAGATGATTCTGCATCTATTGAGTCTGATTTAAAGTCTGCCATAATTTTCTCCTATGTTTTTATAAGGAAATACACCTGCTTACTTAATGGAGTCATATTTGAAGTATTAACCGAGTGAGAAGAACTCCCTATATTAGTATTATGATTGTGATTATGATTTGTTGCATTATGTATTGTAATGTTGTGTGTATGAGCATATGCATAATTATTTGATCCTGCTGACCATGCTGCACCACCATGAGTGTGGTTAGTTCCTCCAGATGGACCTGAAGCATAAGGTCCTGCAGGACCAGCAGCTCTTGTTCCAGAACTTCCAGATCCAGCTCCAGATGTATTTGTATTTCCACTAACACTTCCATGATTATGACTATGTGTATCGGCATTTGTACCTGATGTATTTGAATTATGATTGTGATAATGATTATAAACAGAAAAACTTGTTGAATTTATTCCAACAGTATGACCGTGTGTAAATGAGGCTGGGTACGATGCTTCACTTGATATTGTTGAAAAAGGAATTCTTTCAGTAGGATTATTTGTTGCATTGTAAACAAGTGGTGGTAAATTAAATGTTGAAGAAGATCCTCCATATGGTAGTGATGATCCTAAATCAAAAACATATACTGCACCATTGTTTGAATTAGGAGATGTGTCTACAAAGGGGGAAGATATCATAACCCTTGCCCCATCTGGAGATATTTGGTTCCAATACCCAAAGGTATCTTCACTCTGCACGTCTGGTGCAAAAAATTTACGCTGCTGTGTCCATACGCCACCTGATCTAGTAAATAAGTAAGCTGCACCAGTACTATTACCAATAGAGGAACCCTCATTCTCTGCACCAATTATTGCCATATTGCCATCTGAGGATATTGACAAAGATGCTCCAAAATAATGATAATTTATTTTGTCAGATGCGAGAATTTTTGCTTCTTGTGTCCATACGCCACCTGACCTAGTAAAACAATAAACTGCACCGTTATTCGTATTTGGAGATGTGCTTTCTTGATAAGCACCAATGAGTGCTGTATTACCGTCTGAAGAAAGTGCAACCGTTGTTCCAAAGTAATCATTAGACGCTGCATCACTTGCTAAAAGTTTTTGTTGCTCGGTCCACACGCTACCTGATCTAGTAAAATAATAAACTGCACCGTTATTCGTATTTGGAGATGTGTCTTCTACATAAGCACCGATTAGTGCAACAGTTGCATCTGAAGAAAGTGCAACTGATAATCCAAAAAATTCTGAGCCTGAACGGTCAGATGCTAAAAGTTTTTGTTGCTGGGTCCACACGCTACCTGATCTAGTAAAATAATAAACTGCACCATTGCTTGAAGTTGGAGATGTGTCTTCTTGATAAGCACCAATGAGTGCTGTATTACCGTCTGAAGAAAGTGCAACTGAAATACCAAAAGCGTCTAAACTTAAACGATCAGATGCTACGAGTTTTTGTTGCTGAGTCCATACGCCACCTGATCTAGTAAAAACATAGGCAGCACCTTGGAATGAAGCACCTTCACTATATGCCCCAATTATTGCTGTATTTCCATCTGATGATAATGCTAATGAACTTCCAAATGAATCACCAGACGTTGCATCACTTGCTAAAAGTTTTTGTTGCTCGGTCCACACTCCACCTGAAAAAACAAAAACATATACTGCACCATTTTGAGAATTAGGAGAGGTGCTTTCTGAAGGAGATGAAATTAAAGCAGTATTTCCATCTAAAGATACGGCTATACTTTTTCCAAAGTAATCATTAGACGCTGCATCAGAAGCACTAAGTTTTGCTTTATAAGATAAATGATTTACTAGTTCAGGATAGTCAGCATTGTTAACAGGTCTTCCATCACACAAAAGCCATCCATCATCTATAGTTGAATTTGCTCTTATGATAATGCTTCCAACTGGATAATTTTGAATAAATCCATTTTTATCTAAAGCTGCACCTGATCCTAGTTTTAAATTTGCCATATTAAAATCCTCATATCTTCATTATATAATTCATTATAATAAATGGTTGATATTGTTTTCCTGGATCTGTTAAATTTCCAGAAAGTCCTCCTATAGAATGACCTGCACTATGACTTCCACCTGTACTCATATTTACAGTAGTTCCATTGTGTACATGATTAGAAGTATCTGTTGCATCTGCAGAAGCATTTTGATTTTGTGTATGTGAATGAGGTCTTGGAACAAAAGAAATTGGACCTCCTGCATTAGTGCTATTTGCAATAAGATTGTTTGAAGCTGCAGCAGAAGTAGTAGTAAAGTTAGCATTGTGCCCATGCGATGGACCAGTAGCTCCAGCAGCCTGTCCAGAGCTTATTGCATTATATCCATGAGTTTCTGAAGCAATTGCATTATCTATTCCATAACCTGCTACGGAAGTTGTATGAGTATGATTTGTATTTCCATAAGTAACTCCAATATTTCCTGAAGAAGAGGCTCCTACAATAAAAAATCCTCTTAGGTCAGGAGTTCCATTTGCTCCATCACAAATTGCCCATCCAGTTGGTGCTACAGTTCCAGCAAATGGAATAATATCTCCAGTTTTTGGAAGACCATTTGTTCCAGATGTTGAGACTCCAGTACTTTTAATATCTAAATTTTCTTTTAATTTTAGATTAGCCATTAGATAGATACCTCAGTTGCAATAATTTCAATATTAGTTCCCGATGTTACTGCTACAGTAAGGATTGCATTTGGTGCAGAATAAGATGGGGTAATTGTAACTGTTGGAGCAGTTCCCTGTGTAAGAATTGCATACTCTGTAATAACTGGAGTTGCTGCTCCTCTTGCTAACATTAATACCTTAGAAACATAGTTTCCATTAGAAGTAGATCCATATACAATAAATTCTGCAGAAGAATGAGTTGTTGTATCAAATGAAGATGTTGCAGAAGTTGTTCCAGTTGATGCTTCCATTATTGCTTGTCCATTAATATTTACAGAAGTAAATTTTCCAGTAGATGCAGTTGTTGCACCAATTGAAGCATTATCAATAGTTCCTCCAGAAATTACTGGGGTAGTTAAAGTTGGGCTTATTGCAAATACTGCTGAACCAGAACCAGTTTCATCTGATAATAATGCTGCTAATTCTGAAGAGTTTGTAAATGAAGAGCCTCCACTTGCAGTTCCCCACTCAATGGCAGTTCCTCCTGCATTAACTTTAAGAACTTGACCAGCAGTTCCAAGTGTTGTAAGACCAGTTCCACCTTTTGTGTATCCAATTTCTGTTCCAGACCAGGTTCCAGAAGATATCGTTCCAACAGTTGTAATGCTATCATCACCAGTATAAGTTCCACCTGCCACTGCTGCTAAAGTTGAGCTATAAGCCTGAATGTCTGTTCCAATTGCAAGACCAAGATTGGTTCTTGTTGTAGATGCATTTGTGACTTCAAGAGCACCAATTTTTAATGTGTCAAATATTGCACCTGTAAAATCAATAATATTACTTGTTGGATCTAAAAGATTAGAAGCTAGTTTCCATTTTCCAGAATCTGAAGCATCTCTGATTAAACCAGTGTGGTACTGTATTGAAGCACTATGATTATATGCACCAAATATACCAATATCTACCAGGTCATTTGGATTGCTATCTGCAAGGTATATCAAAGGGTCTGTTACAACTAAGTCTGTTACATTTATATAACTTATTGATCCACTAATAGACCCAGTAATATTAATATCTCCACCAATGTATACATTATTATTTACATATAAATCTTCCCCGATTCCTACGCCACCTGTAACAATTAATGCTCCAGTGGACATTGAAGATGAAGGAGTTGCATTTGTAATTGAAATAGCATTTGAAGTTGTTGCTCCACGGCTTGTTACAGAGGATAGAGTATCTGATTCAGAAGTTAAATAACTTCCAGCAAGTTGATATGTAGTTGAAGCGGATGCCTTAGTTAAGTAATTTGTTGAAGCAGAAGACTCTGTTAAATATCCAGTAAAATCAACATTTTGCCAAGATACGCTTGCACCGTTTGTTTGTAAGAACTTTCCACTGTTTCCAGTTTGATCGGGATAAGATGCTCCACCACCAGAAACTGTTTCATTTACCCACCTTGAAGTAGTGGTATCCCAAACAATTGCTTGACCATCTGAAGGAGTTCCAGTAATTACAACATTTGAAAGACTATCTAGTGTGTGATTATGAGCACTTGTAGAATATGTAGCTGTGTCTACTGACCATGTTCCAGAACCATTTGTCTTTAAGAATCCAGAAGTTCCTGTTAATGCAGCAATTGAGGAAAGGTCTCCATCATATGCTTGTACTGTTGAACCAATGTCTGTGGTTACAACCAAAGTCTTAGAAGATGGAATGGTTGTTCCATTAATAGATGTTGCTGTTGCTACACCAATATTTGGAGTAACAAAAATTGGAGAATCTGGAACTCCAATAGTAACGTTTCCAGCTGAAGCACTTACAGAAATTTCATTTATTGTTCCATTTATACTAAGAACACCAGAGTTTGAAATAACTCCAGTAGGATCATCATAAAAAAGACCTGAACCTAAAATGTTTCCAACAGCATCTTGTGCTCTTTCATCTGTATAGTAAAGATTAGTTCCTTCAGATATATTAGTTGTGCTATATGAAGAGATTCCAAGAAATGCTGTTGATTGATTTGAGTTATCTGGAAAAGTAAGATCTCCATTATTTTTAAATACCCAAGCTTTAGCTGCCCCAGCTCCACCTGTGTCTATGGTAACTCCAGTAGCTTCTGCAACAATAACAGAATTATTTAAACTTTTTATAGAAGTTTGTATATCATTTGTAATTTGAAGAGATGCACCTACTGATCCAATATCTGTTCCAACGGTTACTGAACCAGTAAATGTTGGGGAATTTGATGTTGCAAGACCTGCTTCATCTGCTGTTTTATTTATCCATAAACCATTTGATAAATTATATGCCAATAATTCATTATTTTGAACAGATCCAGAAATTAAAATGTCGTGAATATCTTCTAAATGACCTCCACTTGATGGTCTTACAAATAAAATGCCAGTTGTTTGATGACGAATTATAATAATTGCAACTACAACAGCATGTGTTGGCTTTACGTTTGTTAGTTTTCCTGGAACAGTTGGATGAACATACAAGAGATCTCCAGCAGCCCAGGTTTCATCTCCAACGCTTATTGCAGTTGAAGAAGTTCCTCTTGTATCTAAGTCTCTAACATATCCAAAATGTTGAACAAATCCGTTAATGCCATTACTAATACTTTCTGTTGCAAGACCCATAAATCTTACTTCTCTTACAGATCCATCTGCTACATATGGAGTTACTTGTATTCTTCCACTTGGTTCAACTCCAGATGCATACAGGGCAGTTCCTTTTGATATTGTAGAACCAGTTGAATTTCTTACTCTGTATACTGACTCTTCTCCAAGGTGTATATGTTTTGTGGATGATAGTCCAAGATTTAATGTACCTTCAACACTGTCCCATCCAAGTAATCCAGTTACTGGAGTAATATTTGCAGTTGTATCAAATTGAATAAAATCTGGGGATGAAATAGAATTAATAGATGTCAAAGATCCACTTGTATTTAAATTAATAACATTGTTTATATCGTCATAAACTGCTGTAATATTTGTAGTGCTGGCACTTGTAAACATTGGTGCAACATAATCTTGAACTTGTTCTTGAGTTAATGAAACAACTCCATTTACTTCTACCCAGTAAGTTCCATCATATACATAAAATTCACCAGTATCATTTTTATACCAGGCATCTCCAACTACTGGAGAAACTGGTTCTGTGGTAGAAACTGTTGTTTCTGAACCTCCACCTGCACCAAGTTCAGACCACGCACCACTTTTATAAATTTTTGCAACAGAAGCGGAGCTATTAAAATATAGTTCTCCCTCGGATCCAACTGAAGGATCTGAATTTAGATTAACCAGCTTTAAACTAGTTAAAAACTTCTTTGCCATAATAATTCCTTTTTTTAAAATGAGGGGCTGGGGTTTATTCCAGCCCCCCACATTATATTATACTTTATCCAATTACTACAACACGATAAGTGTCAGCAGCAATTGTTGTTGCACTATTAATTTTAATAGTTATAGCAGATGTTGATGTATGTTGTACATCCACTTCTACCTGATTATAATCAGCAGCAACTTCATATACTTGAACTGTTACATCCTTGGTTGCAAGGTTGTGTGTTACGGTCCATGTGCATACTCCAGAGGTTGATGTTAGTGATGTATTGTTAACTGCATATTTCTTTGGGAATCCGTCAGTTATTAACTTTGATTCTACGGCAGAAATATCAACAGCAAGACCACTACCAGTTGTCAAATAGCTTGTTGAAGCTGTAATAATACCAGCAGTAAATGTTCCAGCACTTCCAGAATTATCTGAATATGTGAAATCAACTGTTGAAGAGTCTGTTAGCATTGTGCCAACTGTATCTTCAACATACTCCTGTAATCCAGTTATATCAGATGTTGCATGTGTATGACCTTCAAGAGAGATAGCAGTTTCACTACCTAGCAATCCAGCTGACCACTTATCTGATGATTCATTCCAAATTAAAGAAGCATTGGTTGAATCACCACGCTCAACTTCAATACCTGCATTTGCTGCAGGAACTCCAGTTACGTTGCTATTAAGGGTAATTTGATTATCCTCAACTAGCAAGGTTTCTGTATTTAAAGTTGTTACGCTTCCGCTTACAGTTAGATTACCAGTTACACCAAGATTTCCTCCGATTGTTACATCGTCTGGAAGACCAACTGTAATTGCTCCAGCAGATGCTGAAACAGTTACTTCATTAGCTGTTCCCAAAAGAGATGTTACACCAGTGTTGGCAATAACTAGACCTGAACCTTCACCACCTGAACCAGTTACACTGATACCTGCACCAGATGCACTTGCACCTGCTACATAATCACCAGTTGTGTCTGTACCAAGAGCAACAGAGTTTGCTGCAATAGTTGCTGCAATTGTTACGTCTTGACTTCCATTAAAGCTAACACTACCACTCAAGTCACCACTAAGACCGATAGATCTTGCTGTTTGCAAAGTACTAGCAGTGCTTGCATTACCAGTTAAAGCACCAGTTACATCTACTGTAATAGAGTTTGGAAGACCAATTGTTACTGCTCCAGCGGATGCTGAAACATTTACTTCATTAGTAGTTCCAGCAACAGATGTTACACCAGTGTTAGAAATAGTTAGAGTTGAACCTTCACCACCTGAACCAGTTACACTGATACCTGCACCAGATGCATTTGCACCTGCTACATAATCACCAGTCGTATCTGCACCAAGAGCAACTGAATCTGCTACGATATCTGCTGTAATTGTTACGTTCTGACTTCCATCAAAACTAACACTACCACTTAAAGAACCACCAAGACCAATAGATCTAGGTGTCTGCAAAGTACTAGCAGTGCTTGCATTACCAGTTAAAGCACCAGTTACATCTACTGTAATAGAGTTTGGAAGACTTACCGTTACTGCACCAGCAGATCCACTTACAGATACTTCGTTAGCTGTACCAGCAATGCTAGTTACACCAGTATTTGCAATTGTAAGAGAGTTACCAGCATCATCATAATTTAATGAGATTCCAGTTCCGCTATCAAGCAGATCATTTACTGCATCTCCAATAAATTCAACAGATCCAACGGCTTCCCATTGACTAGTTGTACCATTGTAGATTCTTAGTCCTTGATCAACGGTATTAAAATAAATTTGACCAGCAACTCCAGTACCTGGATTTGTAGCCAGATTCTGGATAACACCATTTTGTAATTCATTACGATTTAAATCAATACTTGTTAAAAATTTTCTAGACATATATATTCACCTCCTTCATTACGATAAATAAGCCTTTCCCGAAAATGCTCCGATAAAGGTTAAAACTACAGTACTTGAATTTGGATAGTTATATGACCCCTCAACAACTGTTCCTGCTGTATCAACTACTGTAATATTAGGGGTAAACCCTAATCCATGTGTTATGTTCCATACTGAAGATGGTACTGATTGAGTGTGAACATAACCAAGCTCTTGACTTCCAACTAAATCTGTTGGAGTTCCCCAACCAGAATTTGTTTTTGGACCATACAAATTCATATTTGAGGTATTTAAATAAAAATCTCCATCTATACCAAGACCTGCTGAAGGAGCTACAACACCATTTAAGACACCAGTTCCTCTTGCACCTTGAGGACCAGAAGTTCCTAAATCTACATTTACTATTTGTTCTGTTAAATTAACATCTACATTTGTTTCATTTACAGAAACATTATTATTTATTTGATTAAGTTCTATTTTAACTTCAGGCATTATCTAGTTACCTCTGGAGTTACATTAAATGTACCTTCGATCAATCTATCAACAATATTAGATGGACTTACTATTTCTAGGTCATATACATGTGTTCCAGTAGGGAATTGAGAAGTTGCACTTGCTGAAATTAATATATCAATTGTTCCAGCAGATCCACCTAATGTGATTCCACTACCAGATACTAATGAAACTAATGGATTGTCAGAATAATATGCTTCTCTTACTTGAAGTCTTGAGGAATACCCAGATAAATTTACTGGAACTTCATCCAGGGTGTATGTTAAAGTCCTTCTAAACGTGCTTCCTTGTGGACAAACAAAGTTTACAAGCCCTGGGGTCATATTGGGCACTCCTATTTAAATTTTCTTACTTTTCCTATTATACCAAACTATTTTATTTCTTATCTGCAATATATGCTACTAAAACATCATGAATTATTCTTAGTTCTCCACTTAATTGCTTAACATCTGATTTAATTTCATTTTGATTTGAGTCAAGATTATTTACCTTGTCTGCCATGCTAGATCCACCATTTGGAAATATTTGATGTTCTACACGATCAAGGCGATCTGCTATAGTTCTACCCTTTTCATCTTTACCAAGAATTCTTTCAAATTTTCTTACTGTTACATATCCAACGCTTAAAATAGCGGTAAGAGATAAAAACATCTGCCAGTTTTCGACAAACATAGATATTGAATTATTCATTGTTTTATGGTATACTCCAAAGTAAGACTTAAAAACAATTATAACATATAAATAACATAGGAGTAATAAATGCCTGATACTAAAGAAAAAGTAAAGAAAGTATTGAAAATTTCAGATCGTTGTGATAGATGTGGTGCTCAAGCTTTTGTACTTGCTACTGGAGTTTCAGGGGAATTAATGTTTTGTGGTCATCATTATCACAAATACGAATATGCAATTACTCAATGGGCTTATAAGATTGTTAATGAATTAGACACTATTAATGAAAAGTCTGCAAGTAGTAATATTTAAACTGGAAGTACTGGACTATCTTTATTTATTTCTAAATATATAGCATATTCTTCATCCGTCATTTCACGAACTTCATCATCTACTTGTATTAGTGGCTTATCCATTATTATATCCATACACCCTTATTGTTCCACCTGACATTGTGCCAGTTCCAGAAACATTTACTGTAAATCCTGTATAAGAACTTGCAACGGCATGATAGCCATTAGAATTACCAAGAAAAACGTTGTTCCAAGAGTTGTACGCATTGCTATCCATTCTTGTATGTATTGAAAGGTATGGAGAATATAGCTTTATTTGCATAAGACCTGACTCTGTTGAACCGCCACCAATCCAGTTCCATTGAGTGGCATTTGACTGTGAAGCAACGGACATTGCCGAGCCATGGCTGTAACGGAGAATACTACTATATCCAGTGCTAGAACCATTAAGTGCAAAAGTTAGTTGACTATCACCAGATGATGAAGCCATAACTCCACCAGTCCAAAGTATTTCATAATTATCATATGCTGCAGAAAATGCATCATTAACTACTACTGATGTAACTCCAGATCCAACTGTTTGTGTTTTTACCAAAACCATGCCAGGTGTTAGATTAGTAGAAACACCATTTCCCAGTTTAGAAACATCTATATATCCACCTCTTGCATCCCCACCTTGTTCAAAAATTCTTAATCTATTTTGAAAAACATCTATTGTTACGCCATCTCCAGTAAGGGTTGTATTTGTAGCAGCTTTTCCAAGAAGTACTTCTCCACCCTCATCTCCACCAACAGTTTGTGCAACTAGTTTTGTACTAGCACGAACTTCTGGGGCAGTAATATTTCCAGAGAATGTTCCACCTGATTTTGTAGCATATGTAGTGCTGGCAGAAGTCTGTGTTAAATATGTAGAAGATGCAGAAACTTTATTAAGATATATAGCACTTGCTGAGGATTCTTCAAGGTAATCAGCAGTTAAATCAATACCAATAATATCCCAAGCAGTTCCATTAAATTCATATCCGTCAAAAATTTGTCCAACACTTGCGGATCCAGGAAATATTGTAGCCATAGTATTTTAATTATATCATTAGATAGATTGTTACCATTTACCAAGAGGGCATGAAGCAAATTCTAATTTTACTTTTGCTTTCATAAAACATCCACATTCTTTACATACCCCTGCAATAAGAGATGGACATCCTTCACAAATAGAAAATCTTTCTTCTTCTTTTGCTTCAGATGCTCTTGGATATTTTTCCTGATTTATTAAATGCCATGGTCTTGCATTATAGTTTTCACTCATATTATTCCTTAAATAGCATATCGGACTACTATTATACCAGTTCCGCCAATTCCACCATTTGCACCATTGTTTCCACCTTTACCGCCATTTCCAGTATTCGTAGATCCTGCAGATCCAGTGCCAGATCCATCAGTTCCACCATTTCCACCTACACCATAAGTTCCAAGCCAACTTGCATATCCAGCACCGCCAGTAGATCCAGAAGCGTTTGCGGTAGAACCAGCACCACCGCCTCCTGCAGCAGCAGAAGGTGCACCAGCACCAGAAAATGATGAGTTTGAACCTCCAGCACCAGAAGAAGAAAATGGTGCAGTTGCTCCACCACCATTGCCACCAGCAGCAGTATAAGCACCAAATGAAGACTGTCCACCATTACCACCAGCAGTACCAGCAGTGTCACCAGTATTTCCAGTTCCTGCAGTTCCTGAAGCTCCAATAGTTACGGCAGCACTAGCACCAGTAGTCAAAGTAATTCCAGTTTGAACATTTACAATGCCACCTGCTCCACCGCCTCCAGATCGTGTACCATTATCATAAGGATTACAGTTATAAGGATTACAGTTATATGGATTACAGTTATATGGATTACATTGTTAAGTTCCGCATGCGTAAGAACCACAGCCGCAACCGCCATCGCAATCAGTGCACTCATAATTCATATTGTCGTCATAACATCCACAGTTATACTCGCTCCAATATACAACATCGTTGCAGTACTGAGTACATGTTTGATAGCAAGTCTCGTAACATGTTTCATAACAAGTATTATAAGCTCTTGACTTTGAGCCACCTGCTCCACCGCCACCACCGCCAACTACAACAATGTCAACAATGGCTGGACCAGAAAGTATTGAAAATGTTCCATTAGAAGTAAATGTGTGATACTTGAATCCAGAAGATATGCTAGTTGTTCCACCAGTTGCATCAACTCCACCAACTCCAGAGGCAGTTATACCATAATTACTTAGCATTTAAACATTACCAAGCCTATGTATGCTAATTTTAATTGGTCCTTCAATTAATGCATTTTCAATTTTAACATTGTATGCCATACTAAAAAAATTACTTTCTGAAGTATTTTCACTAATTTCTCTTTCACTGGATTCTGGATTTAATACTTTATTAATTATCTTTTTTTGGATAACAAAAATTTTAAAATTTACTAAACTTGATTCTTGAAAATTTGAAAACATTATTGTTTCATTTAATAAATTAACCATTGTAAAAGTTCCTGGATTTTCATCTAATGATTTAATTTTATTTGCTGTAAAATTAATATAATATAATTCTTCAGGCTTTCCTTCTTGATAAAAAGGGGCTTCTTCAAAAACAATAGACTCTTCTTGGCTAACAAAATCTTCATTAATAACTGAATACGCAACTTCTTCAAAATTACCATACACTTCTTCACAATCAACAAGAATACCATTTTGAACTACATTCATTTTATTTTCTGATGTAACTAAAACAAATTTTCCATCTTCTAAGTCATTAGAAAAATCTTCAATATTTTCTATAATTTTAAACATTTATATCATCCTTAAGCTGCTAGGTCTCCTACAAGAGACCATAGATTTGTAGAAATTTTTACTAGAGTTGCACCAGAGTATTGTGCACGAAATTTTGCTCCAGGTGTGGATCTTACAATAGAGGTTTGAGCACCATTTGTTTGACCAGCAACTGTTACTTGTCCAGCTCCTAGCTGAACCATATCTATTCTTGTTCCAACTGGAAAGTCAACAGAATTATCTGCAGGAACTGTTATTGTAAATGGTGCAGAAGAGTTTAATGGAATAAAATCATTTGAATCAGTAAGTGCTAAAGTGTAGTTAGAAGTTACTGCTGAAAGAACTACTTGTGGAGAGGTTGCAGTTAAGTAAGTTGTTGAAGCAGATGCTTGAGTTAGGTAGGTAGTTGAGGCAGATGCTTGAGTTAGGTAGGTAGTTGAGGCAGATGCTTGAGTTAGGTAGGTAGTTGAAGCAGAAGCCTGGGTAAGATATGCTGATAAATCTGAACTATCTAAAAAGTAATCTAAAGCAGACCAGGCACTTGATCCATTTCCAATTTTAAACTTTCCAGTATTTGTTTCAAATCCAATTTCACCTGAAGAAAGGGTAGGATTTGTAGTAGTCCAATTTGCTGAGGTATCTCTTCTTACCTGAATTTTAGTTGCCATAATAACTAATTATATCATTTCATTAGTAAGATTATCTTGTCTTTCTTTTGCAGATTGAATATCTGCTGCTAATACTACCGCTTCTCTATCTGCAGGAATTTCAGTAATAGAAGGATCCGCTAACATTCTAGCAACTTCTAATTGAAATATTTCTTCCATTGCAATTCTTGCACGTTCTGAAGCGGCATTTTGAATCCATTCTTGTGTATCATAAGCTACATAAGAAAGTGCTTTATCTTGAGCTTCATTTAATTCAATTTCATATTTCATATTATTATTATATCCTATCCTATTAAAAATCCACTAAAAAATGAATTTTCATTTCCATGCATTCCTGCACCAGTAATTAAAACTCTAACGTTATCATTAACTGCTAAAGATATAACTGTTGAAATATTTATTACTGGTCCGTAAGAAGAGTCGTTAAAATCGTTGTACGCTCTTGAAGGTACTTGTGCTCCATTTTTTTGAAAAACTATTGTTGTATTTCCAGTCACCCCTTGTTCAACAAATCCATAATAATTAAAGTGATATAGTCCAGCAACTGGGGCTGTAAAAAGTCCAGTACCTAAGTTAATATAGCTACCATTGTTAATATTTGTTGCATTATATGTAAGGTTTCCAGACTGAGTTGTCAGCGAAATGACATAAACACTAAAAGCTGGAACTGTTGGATTTGTAGCTATTCCAGTAAATATAGGAGAAGCTTTTGGTGCATAAGTACTTGAAGCAGAAGCCTGTGTTAAATATGTTGTAGAAGCAGAAACCTGCGTCAGGTATGTGGCTGAGGCAGAAGCCTGGGTAAGCAAGGATCCAATTTGAGATGAAGTAGCTGTTCTAACAACTGTTACATTTGCCATAATGCTTAATTATACCATTTTTAAAAAACTCGCAAAAAATCCGCAAATTAAAAACGCAAAAATCGGCGAAATAGTATACCCCCATTCCCCTTATAACAACATACAACTACGTTGTTCTATATTTATATATGGAGGATTTTTCGGGGGGATTTATAAATATGCAGAAATATCCCTAGTATGAAGAATATTAGATATATCCGCCATCTTTAAGACCTGCTTGTATTTCATATATATTACCTTGCCAATGATTTCTATATATGATAAAAGATTTAATAGTGGCAAATAAATATAAAGCCAGAAATATGACTCCCCCGAATTTAGCAAATTGTTCACTATGCTTTAATTCATGTCTTAATATTCTATTTGCTAGATCATGAGGAGTTCCTGATTTGCATTTATCACAATGCCTGTCTTGTTTGGCTAATATAACATCTCCTATTGTAATAGCCCAAGAAGAGTTGTATTTACCTTTTCTACCATAGTTAATATAAATACCATTGTTTAGTTGAATTGTCGTACCGCCAATTATTTTTGAAATTAATAAACCCAGAAATGTTGACAAATTAAGTCTATTTAGCCTTTGCCTTTTAGAGTTATCCATAATTAACTACCAGTGATAGTAGACAGCATAATGACTGTTAACACAATCCAGAAGATGTATTTACCATATTCTCTGTTACTCATTTTCCTTAATCCTTGTTTTTTCAATAATTTCATCCCCCTGCCCCCTGCAAATTTTTATATTTTTTCTAATTCACTACGTTCATATTGTAAAGACGTTTTTAATGCTTGTCAAATCGAGTGCCACAAAACATTGAACTTTGAAATTATTTGTAACACAATTGTAACATAATATCTCACATAATGAGATATATATTCACATCCCCCGATTTTCTGAAATTTTTATATTTGTAGCTAGATCCCATTTTGAAGAAAATCTGAATATTTTGTTAATGTGTATGATGCGTAATTAAAAAGAATGGACTCACTTTTTTTAGTGAGCCCAGACTTTATTTTTTAATTTTTAATTTAGATTTCATCACACTCGAAACACATTCCAACGTAGCGTGGAATTAGGTAAACCGTATCTTGCATAAAGTTGGCGATGTTGTCGCAGGTTGCACACTCAACTAGTGTAGTTAGGTGAATACAGTCCATACATACATCGTGAGTAGTATGCTCGAAGCCCTTAACGACTACGCTTGTTTCGGTGAAATTGGCTTCGCACCATTCGCACCATGTACTTGCTAACAGTAATTTATCCATGAGATAAATCCTTTCTTATTCATTAGTCAATTTGACTATGCCTAGAGACTACCCTATAAACGGCAACGCAAACGCCAAATAGCCAAATTACTAGATGAACAATAGGTAAACAATAATTCACAGGTTATACCCAAGTTATGCACAATTCACAGGTTATGCACAGGCTGTGGACAAAGTGTATCCAATAGAACATTTGTTCGAGTGGCGCGATTTGCCCCAAAATTTAATTAAGATAGAGAGAAAATCGCCTTGAATACTTGGCGCGATTTGGTTGAAAATTAAATTAAGACGAATTTAAAAATTGTCTGAAGCTTTTTAGAAATCATCATCATCATCAAAATAATTTTCTATTTCTTGGTCACTCTCGCACATAATGCAATAGTTAATTTCCCAAGCCGTTAATTTATCATCACAAGTCAAGCACTTATTCTTGGTGATGTTTTCAAATGCTAGTTCAGTCATTTTTTATTACCCCTCAATCATTTCGCAAATCAATGCACCGATAGCAGATACTAAACCGATAACGGCGGTTACTATCATCACATTGACAGACATAAAATCAAATCCGATAACTAGTAGTTGTAATTCTAGTAGTAGTGCAGGTAATGACATAACTGCAATAGTAACTAGTGGAGCGATTAGATTGTAAAGAAACATTTTTTCTCTTTCTGTTAGTGTTGAGATTTATTTGCTAGGCTCATTCGGTTTCCCGACTTATTTGCTAGGCTCACTCTCAACCTTTCTTATAGTCTTAACTTAGCATACCTGACTGACAATTTCTACCTGAATCTCACTATTTGAGATGAACAGTAGGTGAACAATAAATCACAGGTTATCCACAGCTGCCCGCGCCCACGCTGTCGGGCGTGTCGTTATGTGTGATCAAAAATGCCCTGGACTTTTATTCGTATGTAGAATAATCGTCAGGCTCACACATAATGCAGTAGGTATTTTCCCACGATGTTAATTTGTCATCACACTCAATACATTTTGTATTGGTGATGTTTTCAATTAGTAATTCATTCATAATGAATCCTTTCGTTAGTGCTAAGACTTATTTGCTAGGCTCATCCGTTAGGCTTATTTGCTAGGCTCATTCTTAACTATTTAATTTTAATCTATCAGATAGGTCTGACAGTTTTTATCCGTAGTATTCATTGAATTCATCTACGGTCATTTTACCTTTGTAGGTATCACAGCAGAACATCTGGTCAGCAGACATTTCACTTTCACAGAAGCAACAGATGTATTCTGTTTCATTTAGTAAGTTAAACATTCTTAACTCCTTTCTTTATCTTATGTCTTTAGACTAGCAGAGGGGTCTGACATTTTTACCCCTTTTTCGGGCGTGTCGCAAAACTATTTTTGTGATGTACATCATAGAACATCTGTTCGAATGCCCGCGCCCTTGTGGATAACCTGTGTATAAGATGGCTATAAAATGCCCCTGAAAAGTTTACCAAATGTTTACCTAAACACACCCCCTAAATGGCATAAATTGTCAGACCCCTAGTGTATGATGAAATCATAAGACAAAAAGAAAGAGGTCAAAATGACTTACTTAGTAACAAACAAGAGAGACAACATCTCTAACGAATACATCTCTATTCACTCTGCCTTGCAAATGGTTGCAAGTTGCTATGACGGTGCAGGTATCACTTGCGAAATCGTAGACACCCAAACGGGTGAACAGGTAGAAATCTATCGAGATACCCTAAGGGGCTGGCGTGTCGCTTAGCGAAACTGTCAGACCTCTATGCTAAAGTAAAACTAACAAACAAAGAAAGGGCATCAAATGTCACTAGCACTAATCTCAATCACAATCCTACTATCTAGCCTATTTGCTGGATTCCTTGCTTATGCTGTAATAACTATCAGCGAACTAAAGAAAAATAAAAAGATGTGGGAACAAGCCTACACACAATTAGCCATTGAATTTATGGTACTAAAGGCAGGTAAGTAATGATGACACGCAAAGACTACATCAAAATTGCAGAAATTCTAAATGCTTATCACTTAGACATTGACTCACAAGTATTTGAGGATTTGCTTTCAGACTTTCAAACATTTTTCAAAAGAGATAATTCAAACTTCGACTTAACACGATTCAGAGATGCGGTAATTAAATAATGAAAATACAACACAACAAAATTGACGGAACTTTCGTAATTGGAATTTCTTTCTCTAACTACTACAACAAAAAAACTTCAACCAAAAATACTTCCCTGATTTTTGATTTAGGTTCTCGCTCACTTGCATTTACATTTAGAGGTGACTACTAATGAATAGTTTTTATTCTTGGGTTTTAATTTTATCCCTTGCAGGTTTTGTTTATTTGCTTGTAGATAATTTTACAGACTAACAAAACGAGCTGATCGAACGCCTGTTCGAAAAGCCCGCGCCCCTGTGGATAACTATTGTTATGATAGTTAAGAAATAGCCTGGAATATTCTGGAAAATTTTTATAAATTATTTCTAATAAACCTATTTTTTGTCAGACCCTTGTGCTAGTATCAGAGATACCTACTAAGAAATGAGAACGACATGAGCTACGAAAACACCTACCGCCAAATTGTTGCACAGGCTAAGCCGTCACAGATTGAACAAGCCACACAATGGTATGCAGATGCTGAGGCAGTTGCTCATGAAGTAGTGTCTATCTATAAGTCAAGAGGCATGGATGTATCTTTAGAACAGGCTGCTTCGATAATTTCAGCGTTCTCACCTCGTCAGCGTTGGTCAACCAATGTTCGTCAGGCACTTAGATTTGCTCATGGCGATGAGGAAATGCGTTGCCTACCTAACAATCTTAAAATGGCTAAGAGTGCTTTAGAAAATGGTTTCAATGCACTTAATGGAAAGAAAACAAATTCATTTGCTCGTAACATTGCAGGTGATCAAAATGCAATCACGATTGACATTTGGATGATGAGGTCAGCAGGTATTCCAAAAGATAGTCCTAGTAAAAAAGACTACACACAATTATCTGAGGCGATTGAAAAAATTGCAATGGAAACTGCAATGACACCTCGTACCGTTCAAGCATTGGTATGGATTGTGTATAGGGGTAGTGCTGCATGAAAAAGCCCGCGCCCCGTTTTCCACAGGCTGTTAAGAAGTTGTGGATAAGTCCCTTGAAAAGTTTACCAAATGTTTACTTTAGACACGCCCTGAAATACTAAAATTGTCAGACCCCTATGGTAAAGTGAAACCATAATGAAAGGAAGTACCAAAATGAATGGTAACTCAAAAGTCGTAATTCTACGCAAGGCTATGTCTGCCCTTGAACTTGCAGATAGTCACGCTAAGCACGGTGACACCCGTACAGAAAAAATCTGGCGTGATGAATACACACGCTTAATGAATCGTTACTTAGGAGTGAAATAATGAGAGTCTATGAAATTGCTAAGGAACTTAGTATTCCTTCAAAAGATGTCAGAATGTATTTAGAATACATTGGGCAACCCGTAAAGTCTGCATCGTCAAGCGTTGAACCAATGTTTGCTGAAATAGTTATCAAAAGAATAAACAAGACCTATGAGGAATTTGTGCCTTGTTGGTCATTCCCACCATTCTAAAATGTCACACCTCTATGCTAGAATAAATACCCTACCTACAAGAAATGAGAAATAAAATGGGACTAAACTTCGCAACTGAATTATCCACTATGGATACAATGCCAATGGAGCAACAGATTAACTTGCACCTACAATACAATTTCTATCCACCCGTTCCATCGTCAATGGTACAGCCTTGCATAGATGCTATCAACGCAATTTGGAATGAGGACTACTTTGCAGAAATAGAATTGCCTCAAGGCGTTCTATGGCGTGGTAGTAACTATGCACCTGCTCAAGCAATTGCAGACAATCATAGATTAGATGCTTGGCTAATGGTAGATGACTGGGAGGACGAATGAAATTTATAGCAAGCCCTGAGCAACTTAGGGCACGTCTTGAGTTGCGTAGAAGTAACGCCTCTGCTAAACACGTTAATAAAAAAAAGTATTCCAGAAAACCAAAACACAAAAAGGAATTGTTTGACTAATGAAATTTATCTTTGCACTATTTGTAATTGCACTTCTTGTATTGCCTGTCATTGGTTTTGTTGATGGACTTGGTTATAAAAAAAATAATAATGAATTTTTAGATACTGCAAGATGGATAGATGGGAAGTAGGCAGCTGAAAAAGCCCGCGCCCCCTGTGGATAACTTTATTTAAGAAGTTAAGAAAAGATCCTGGACCCCCTGGAAAAATTGTCAGACCCTTATGCTATGATGAAATCATACCTACTAAAGAAATGAGATGTTATGTTTACACTTAATAACATTCGTAAGAATGAAGAATTAAATTACTTAGTTTCTTCCCTGCCTTGTCCAAATTGTGATAGCACTCTATCTGTTGAAATTACCCCTGACAAATTGTGGGCTTACAATCAAGGTGGCTATGCCCAAGATGTATTGTCTGCCTACGATGAGGGTGTTCGTGAGCGTTTCATTACTGGAATGTGTGAAATTTGTTGGGCTCTAATGTTTGATTTTGATGATGAATAAAATGTCAGACCCTTGTGATAAGATAAAACTACCTACTAAGAAATGAGATAAAATGTCAGATACAGATTTGATTAAAGATTTATTCGAGGGTGTCATAGATGACAATGCCCTTGCAAAATTGTCTAAAGAAGAATTAGATGCAATTAACAAAATGCTAACGGAAGCAGGTTACTAAAATGGGTGCAAGAATTAATTTCGTATTTGATGACGGAACAGATAGTCTAGTTAATCTTTATTCACATTGGGGCGAGTCTAATTGGAAAGATGATTTAGTACACGCATTGGTACACGCACAACCACGAAAAGGTGATACCTCATACTTTACCCGTATGGTTATCTCACACCTAATGAAAGACCAGATGTTAGATGAAACTGGTTTTGGTATCTATGCAATTAGCCGTTCAGAGATTGGTAACCAATTATTTGACAAGACAGTTGTATTAGATTTAGTAAACAACCTACTTACTGATTTAGATAATGATTATTCGGTTGAATTGTATGGAGAGGTGTTTGCATAATGAAAAGTTATTTTGCAATAGACGGTAGTTATGGTGATGCAAATGAAATTGCAATCATTGACACAGATAAGTTTACTGAAGATGATTGGCAAGCCATTGAAGAAGAATTAGATTATTAC